GTTCGTCTATCTCTTGTACGGTGTGGAGCCTGCGTAGGGTCTGGAGATTTATTTATGAGCGCTAAAAAACCAGCCGAGAAACGGCAGAATCGAGCGACCAAAGACCTTGGCGTGCTGCCGCAGATCGAGGTTGATCCACGCTCCATCCCTACGCCACCGGCACATCTGACCGAGCGATGGGTCAAGTCGTGGGAAGTGTTCTGGGCTTCGCCCTTCGCTCAGGTGGTCCAACCTGCTCAGTACCCTGCGCTTGAACGGCTCTTCTCAATGTACGAGGAGCGCGAGCGAATGGATACCTACCTGCGTGAGGAGCCGATGAGCGTAGGCTCACAAGGGCAGAAGATCCTTAATCCGATGTATCGTCAGCGCTCAGCAGTTGATGCCGAGATCCGGCAGCTGGAGGATCGGTTCGGTCTCCACCCTAAAGCAGGGCTGCAACTGGGCATCGTCTATGGGGAAGCCGCTCGCAGCCTGGAGGAGTTGAATGCTCGTATCACCAACGCCGCCATTGCCGAAAGCAAAGCGGAAGAAGATCCACGCTATGTCGAAGACACCGCAGAAGAGGCCGCTCTACTCGTCGCCGATCAGTAGTCCTCCTCCACCCTCTTGGGGCGGCTTGGTCTGCCGGTGGATTGAGACCAATCTCGTTCACGGTGAGGGCGACAAGTTTGGCGAGCCGTTCCGACTAGAGCCGTGGCAGCGTGCCTACATCTGGCGCATCTACGAGTACGACCCAGTCACCAACAAGCGGACCGTCAAGCGCGCCCTGCTCGGCACACCCAAAGGCAACGGCAAGACCGAGCTGCTCGCCGCTATCGCCTTGGCTGAACTGGCAGGACCAAAGGCTCCGCGCTCGCCTAACATCCCTATCGCCGCTGCGTCGTTTGAGCAGGCTGACCTGCTCTTTGGTACCGCTCGGATTATGCTCACGCAGGGTCCACTCGCCGCGCACTTTGAGGTCTACGACACCGAGATCCTGATCAAGGATCGCCCTGGCCGGATGTACCGAGTGGCTGCTGCGGCAGGCACCAACGACGGTGGGCGACCAACCTGCTTCATTGCTGACGAGCTGCACGAGTGGACTGGCAACAAAGAGCGCGTGCATCTCGTGCTCTCCAACTCACTCGCCAAGCGAGCAGAGGCGCTCGAACTGAACATCTCAACGGCAGGCTCAGATGAGAACACCCTGCTCGGCAGGATGCTGACCTACGCCAAGCGCATCGCCTCTGGCGAAGTGGCTGACCCATCCTTCCTTGTTGAGTGGTGGGCTGCTGCTGACAGCCACGACCTAGAGACCGATGAGGGCCGCAGGGCGGCACTAGAGCAAGCGAACCCTAGCGCTCCTGCCTTCGTGGACCTTGACAGACTGTTGGCACGAGCCAACGAAGTGCCGATGCACGAGTGGCAGCGCTACCACCTGAACCGCTTCGTGCAGCCGCCTGACCGCTGGATCGGTGCCGAATCGTGGGCGCGGCTGAAGGAGCCAGAGCGCGTACTGCTCGCAGGCGAGCAGATCAGCGTGGGCTTCGACGGATCGTATGCACGAGACGCGACGGTGCTGACTGGCTGCACGATGGACGGCTACATCTTCCTGATCAAAGCGTGGGAGAAGTCCGACACCAACCGAGACCCTGACTGGACGGTGCCGCGCACCGAGGTGGACGCAGTCGTTGAGCAGGTGATGACCACCTACAACGCCACCCTCTTCTGCGACCCTCCAGGCTGGGCGAGCGAGATCGAAGAGTGGACGCGCCGGTACGGCAAGCGCGTGGCGGTCTTCCCTACCGCCACGATTGAGCGGATGGGTCCAGCCGTGGACCGATTCTTTACGGCCGTGGCGACTGGCGAAGGGCTGCGCCACGATGGCTCGCCGCTCCTAGCTCGACATATCAGCAATGTCCATACGCGCCTGACGCGCTATGGGCAGGTACTGACCAAGGCGTACAAGGCGTCGCCTGACAGGATTGACGCGGCGGTCTCCGCCGTTGTGGCGTTCCAGGGTGTAAAGTTCTTGAAGGTTGAACCAAAGCAGACAGCGAAAGTGGAGTGGGTGAATCTATGATTGCCAATATCTTTGAGGTTGTGGGTGCGGTGCTTGTGATTGCAGGTCTCGCGCTATTCTCGGTGCCAGTGGCTTTGATCGCCACAGGCGCAGCCATTGCTGCGCTCGGCTATACGCTAGGAGACCGTAAGTGAGCATCCTTCGTCGCCTACTAGCCACCGACCAGCGTGCCGTTTCTGGCGCACAGTGGCTCAGCGATAAGCCAGCCGAATCGTCAGCCGGAGTCCAACTCAATCAGCAGAATGCAACATCGATTGGCGCGTTGTACGCGGCCGTCAAGTTGTACGCCGACACTGTAGCAAGCCTCCCAGTTGGTGCGTTCATCCGCGATGGTGGCGTGCGCCGACCGGTGACGCGACCGCTCTGGATTGATCGGCCCATCCCTGCGAACCCTAACTACACTGGCTTCCAGTTCCGCCACGCTGTTGTGTCAAGCCTGTTGCTTGACGGCAACGCCTTCATCCTGTTCCTGACTGACCGCCTTGGCGATGTCGTTGAGACGCGCGTGCTTGACCCACAGAAGGTTGAGATTCGGATGGACGAGATGGGCGCACCGATCTACATCGTGTCCACTGGCGACACCGCGTTCAGCGTTGGTCCTGACCAGATGGTCCACATCCCACTCTTTGCCACCGCTGGAACGATGCGTGGAATGTCGCCTGTTGAGCATCATCGCACGACACTCGGACTCGCCTCCGCCACGCAGCTCTACGCTGCGAAGTTCTACGAGAATGGCGCTGCGCCAAGTGCCGTCATCAAGGTGCCAGGTGAGTTGACGCAGGATGTTGCGGACTCGCTCCGCGCGTCGTTCAGCCGTCGCCACGAAGGCGTAGAGAAGATGCACAAGATCGCAGTGCTGACCGGTGGTGCAGACTTTCAGCAGATGAGCGCTAAGATTAGCGATATGCAGTTGGTTGAGACGATGCATTGGGGCGTTGAGTCCATCGCTCGCATCTACGGCGTGCCGCTCCACCTGCTCCAGTACCCAGGTGGAAATACCTCTTACAGCAGCGTTGAAGTGATCAGCATCGAGTGGCTGCGCCTAGGGCTTGGACCACTTATCGCTCGCATTGAGGCAGGGCTTCAGCGCCTGATCGTTGGCAACACAACCTTTGTGAAGTTCAACATTGACGGCCTGCTCCGCCCTACCACCAAGGAAAGGATGGATAGTTACGCAGTAGCCTTGAATTCAGGCATCCTGAATTTGAATGAGGTCAGAGCGCTTGAGGACCGACCACCGCTCCCAGAGGGCGGCGATCAGTTCTGGAAGCCGCTCAACATCGGCACCGTAGGCAAGGAGCCACAGGCGTGAGCTACATCATTGTTGACCTTGACGGCACACTGATCCTTGAGAACGATGAGCCAAATCAAGCGCTGATTGACTTACTCAACGAAGAGGTGATGTCTGGCGATAAGCAGATCATCATCGTCTCGGCTCGTAAGATTGATCGACTTCAAGAGACGCGCGCTTGGTTGCAAGAGCATAAGGTCGCTGGCATTGAAGAAGTTCACCTGAACGACTTTGAGGGAAGCGCTTTTGCTACCGGCTTGGCGTTCAAGGAGTACAAGTACGGCCTGCTGAAAGAGCAGTATGGCGATGAGTTGGAGTGCGCGATTGACAATGACGCAGCCGTCCGAGAGATGGCGATTGGTCTTGGTCTTGACGCCTACTCGCCAGAGGAATACTTGGCAGAGGAGAGCCGCGCCGTCTGCAGTGTGGAAACAACTGACCCAGAGGCAACTGATCGCGTACTCTCGTGCGCAGATGCTTTGATCGCAGCTGAAGATAGGGAGATTGTGGATATGAAAGAGAAAGAAACTCGCTCGGTACCAATCGGTGAGTTCCGGCTCGGTGAGGCTGGTGCCGATGGTCAGCGAACCTTCACCGGCTACGCCTCTATCTGGAACAGCGCGTCTGCTGGACTTCCATTCGAGGAGAAGATTGCGCCGAACGCATTCAAGCGTTCACTGTCGCGCGCGGCCGCAGGGCAGAAGATCATCGCCTTTCTCTTTGGTCACGACGAGACGCGCGCCCTTGCCACCACCGCGAGCGGTCGCCTTCAGTTGACTGAGGATGAGACTGGCCTTCGCGTAGAAGCGAAACTCGACCCAGCCGATCCAGACGCAGCCAAGGTCATCTCGATGCTGACGCACGAGAGCGCCGCAGCTGGGATGTCGTTCGGCTTCCAGAAGGTTCAGGATGCGTGGGATGGCAACAACCGCACGATCAAGGAAGCCAACCTGTTCGAGGTGAGCATCCTTGCCGCCGGTGGTCAGACCCCTGCCTACCCTGCGACCCTTGGTCTCACGGCAATCCGCCAGGTCACTGCGCCAAAGATCGGCGTAGAGGCAGAGGCGCTGCTTGCCACACTGGAAACAATCAAGGCTGGACGCGAACTGTCCGCCGAGGAAGTGGTTGTTATTGATGCTGTCCGTTCCAAGCTCGCGCCAAAGCCTGTGGGGATTGATCCGTCAATCGCCGCAGCGCTGCTCGCGGTCTCGGCGGCAGAAGGTGACGCACTCTAGGTCACGAGCCACTGCCCCACCGCCCTAAGTCGGCGAGTCCGCAGATCAG